TATCAACTGGCGATCAAGCGTATCAGCGAGCAGTGGGATACCCTGTATCAGGATCTGATCGCGTGGAATACCGAAGCCGGTACGATCATCAATGACGAAATCACCGAGGCATGGAACAAGGCGACGGAAGCCGTGAAGAACTATGGTTCATATGCGGAGGCTGCCGCGCGGCTGAAGGAAGAGCTTGCAAAGGATGATTCTTCTTCCAGTAGTTCGTCGGGTTCACACACTTCGATTGTTTCCAATTCCAGATCGGAAGAGGACATCAGGAAAGCCAATGAGGCGGCTGCCCCTCGCGCGGATACAAAGCCAGCAGAAGAACCGAAACCGTCTGAAGAACAGCAGTCAGCAGGCAAGGTTGTCATTACCAACCAGAGATGGAATATCCGCAGCGGCCCGGGTACTGAATACAAGCGGCTAGGCACGGAAGGCGAAGGCACTGAGTTTGAGTACACTGGCGAGACCAACGGCAAATGGTGGGGCATCATTTACAAGGGGCAGAAGGCCTGGATCTACAAGGATTGCGGCAAACTGATTGAGACGCCCAAGTATCATATGGGTGGTATTGTCGGAAACGAAGGTAATCAGAAGGATAGAGAAGTTCTCGCACTGCTTGAGAAGGGCGAAGAGGTCCTGACAAAACAGCAGAAGAAGGGGCTATACCGACTGATTGACTTCCAGAAGATGCTTTCTGACCGGCTGGGCGTATCGATTGGCGCGATGGAGCTACCCGGTATTCAGACTCTGCCCGAAGCGGCGATGGCTAATCCGACGAAGGATGTACCCTCTGTCAGCATCGGTAGTGTAGAGTTCAATCCTGAAATTACGGTAAACATCACGCATAGCGGGAAGATGGAGGATGACACGGCTCGCGGCTTTGGCAAGAAGGTGGCCAGCACGGCGATCGACATGCTTCAGGAAGCGTTTGAGCGCAAGGGCATCGGCACGCTTGCGGGGGCCAAGCTGAGGCAGGCGTAATGAAACAAAGAGGAGGGACTTGCAGCCGCAAGTCCCTCTCAATAAAGAAAGGAGGTGGTTGGTGAATGATTATTGATTTTTCCCAGTTCGACACGAGAGAGAGACCTGTTCTGATTTTGAAGAACGCCGGAGGCACGCCGATTTGCCCGCTTGGCTATGCACACGCGATTACACTTGACCTGAAATACAACGAAGTATCCAGTATCGAATTTGAGCTGCCTGCACGGGTGGACGGTATGGACGTCCCAGGGTATGACGACGCGGTCGGCATGAGGGTTGTTGAACTGGTTGGCGTGGGGCAGTTTACGCTAACAAGCCCCGAGGAGACCGATGATGGCGTGAAAAGGTCGAAACTGTGCAAGGGGTACTCTCTTGAGTTTGAGTTTTCTTATAAAAAGATTTCACTTGAAAAGGGGACGTACAATTTCTATAACCCGCTCGCGCCGAAGGACACGCTTCTGGGGATGATTATGGAGAAGATGCCCTCATGGAGAGTGGGTGACGTGTCGGACGGACTGATTAACAAGTATCGTACGTTTGAAGTAAACAACGAGAATCTGTACAACTTCATGAAGAGCACAGTGCAGGAAAGCTACAACTGTATCTTCGACTTCGATACGATGACGCGCACGGTGAGCGTGAAAGACGTCTCGCTGAATGCGGCGGAAACGCCCGTGTTCATTTCTACGGACAACTTGGCCAAGGAGATCACCCTAACGGAGGATACGGAGAATATCGTGACCCGACTCGACGTATCTGGTGCAGATGGCGTAAATATCCGAAACGTCAATCCCTGTGGCACAAACAAGATCATCTGTCTGGATTACTACATGACCGCCTCCAATTTTAGTCAGGCGCTTATTACGAAGTACTATAGTTGGAAGCAGAACTGGCAGAACAACCAGCAGCCTTTCTATGCGCTCAGTGTGGAATACGCGATGGGCACAGCTCGGAAGACGGCGCTTGAGACGGAACTGACAGACCTGATGGGCGAGAAAGATGGGATCGATTCTCAACGGGCGGTTATCGTCCAGGCGATTGCGCAGGGGCTTGAGACAAACGATGCGCTGACTGCAATCAATGCTCAGCTTGCCGCGAAGCAGACACAGGTGGATGCGAAACAGGCAGAAGTTGACGCGGCGGGTTCTGATTTGAAGACTGTCTACGATCAGATGGTGGCGATTCGCGATGCATGCAGCTTTGAGAAGTACTTCACGGAGGAAGAGTATAAACAGCTCGACCGATACATCCGCGACAGCGAGATCGAAGAAAGCAGTTTTGTGGCATCTGAAGTCAAATCGTATACAGAGACGCCAACAGGTTCTCAGCTCGAGAATGTGACGATCTCGCTGACGAATAGCAAAATTACGAAGGTTACGAACGCGACGTCGAAGGAGATCTACGATTTCGTTGGCGGAACGCTGGCGGTTGGAAGTAGAGTGACCGCGACGGCGATTTCCGGCGTACTGGAAAGGCGGACGGATAATACGCTTGTCGTAACTGCGTATTTGAGTGCGGGCAAGATTTCGGGTAACAGTTTCCCGGAAGGCTGTCTGACATTTACTGGAACGGCCAGTTCAGTCACCAGCGACGTATCGGCTTCTGTTCAGACACCCTCATTATATGAGGGGACGACGATGACTGCCGTGGCGACTGGCTACTTGTATTTTACGGTAGACACAAGCGAGTACGAGCAGTGCAGTGTTTCCTGGGAGCTCTACAAGTATGGGCTTGAGGCGCTGAACAAACTCGCTCAGCCGACATACACGTTCAGCGTGAGCAGTGCGAACTTCTTTTGTCTGGACGATTACGCTTCCTTCCGGAATCATATACGGATGGGACGAAAGGTCTATATCCGGTTGATGGACGAAAGGGTACTCGCGCCGATTTGCATTGGTGTATCGTTTACATATGATGATCCGACGAGCTTGGAACTGCAGTTCAGTGACAGTTACGTATCAAGTGATAGTTCGTTTAAATTGGTTGATCTGTTGGATCAGAGCGTCAGCATGGGGCGCAATCTCGAGCTGAGCAAATACATGTATTCTTCATTCACGGACAGTGGTGCGGAAACGCAGGTAAGGCGTTTTATGACTTCTGCTCTTGACGCGGCGAAGAATGCCGTAATCACGTCCAGCGGGCAGGCGATTTCATTTGACGGCGCGGGATTCCGGCTGCGTAAGTATGCCAATGATTCTCAAATCACGTATGACGACGAACAGATCTGGATGATCAACAACAGCATCGTCATGACGGACGATAACTGGGCGACGGCTAAGATGGCCATCGGTAAATTTCATGATGATAATCTGGGAGATTGCTGGGGAATTGTTGCGCCGCGTATTGTGGGCACAATTCTGGCGGGTAGCAGCCTGATCATTGAAAGTGCAAAGAAGTCCGGAGGCAATGCAGTATTCCGTATGGATGCGGACGGATGTCGGCTGTACAACTGCGATTTTACGGTGAACGCGAGCAATACGCAGATCGCGCTGAACCCGTATATCGGCATGGCGATTGGCACGTATCCTGTCTACAAATATGATGAGGAGAAGCAGACATATTCCGTCGACGAGGACAACGCAAAACTATGGGCGGATACAGAAGGTAACCTTCATTTGAAAGGTACGCTCCACGGCGCAAATGGCGACTTTACCGGAACTGTGACCGCAACGACTCTCATCATTCAGGAAAACGGAGAAGACAAGACGGTCGATGACTATATAGCTGCGAGTTCTGCTGTTTCAGACGCACTTTCTACGGCGAATAGCGCGTGGACAAAAGCTAATAGCGCACAGAGCGACGCGGATACAGCGAGCAAACAGGCTCAGCAGGCCGCAGCGGCAGCCGCAAACGCGTTGCAGAACGGTGCGAGCACGTTGTATTTTGGTGACTCCAGCGTATCTCGCGTATACATTAACCCAAGTGTCGGCTTTAAAGTGACAGGTGTCGACGGGAGCTATCTTCAGATCACGAACAATGCGATGGGCTTCTTCAGGAGTAATGGCAACGCGATGATGTATTACTCGAATGGCAACATGATCCTGAGCGGCTGGATCTACGCGAGCGGTGGGTGGATTGGCGGAAGCAATGGCTGGTCGATTGGTTCGGGCGGGTTGTACTCCGGCACAGCTTCTTATTTCGGAGCAGCAGGCGGTATCTACATGGGGCAGACAGGTTCCACGTATGGCATCAGCATTGGTAGTCTAATCAGCATGAAGGCAGACGGTACGTTCACGATTCGGGCAGATGCGTCCGAAGCGGAGAGCGATACCAACTATATTCTGAAGCTTTCAAAGGATGGCAACGGGTACACTCTCGCACTGAAGAACATCACGATTGATGATTCGCTGGTCATCAATAAACTACGCAACACGGATAAATTCGCAGTCGGTCAGACATCCGGTATTTACCGCGTGACCTCTACGACAGCGATGAATGCGCTCGCTGGCGTCACGAACGGTGATCTGTGCGTAGTGTATTCGGCAAGCTCCAGCTCGACGTCTGCGGCGGTGAAGGGTTCACTCGCCACGAGCACATCTACTTCTCCTGGCTATCTCGCTCCCGGCGCATACGATGCGGCGGGACATGTGAACGTGCAGCCGTTTGGCATTACGACGATGAAATATTGGAATGTCAATAACCTGTCCGGAGACACCTGCACGAGCTATTATCGTGTGGGTGTGGGCACTGCAACAAGCGCAGGCTGCGGTATGTTCTTGCCTTTCCTGCTTTCATCGGATTCCGGATCCAGTACGACGATTACGTTCAACTTCACAGTCAACAGACGGCCTGCTGGCGCCACGAGAGACGTGGACGGACGCTACTATAATGGCCTGACCGTAGAACTGTACCGCGTATCCGGCAGTTCATATACAAAAATTGCCAATAGCGTGTATACATTCCCGTCTACCTGGAGCTATACCTCAAGCGCCGACCACACGGATTCGCTCAGTTTATCTTGCAGCGAGGCGGTTTCGGCTGGGAATACCTACTATCTGGTAATGTATAGCAATGCCGGACAGTCACAGGTCTGGATCAAGAGCGGTACGGTGACGATCGATCAAACAGAGGGTACAGCCCCGTCCAGTTCCGCGGTGTATATCCGCAGTGGCGGGACGTGGGAAAAAGCCTAAAATGGCTCTATATAATAGGAAGAAAGGGATTCAAAATGAAACAGTATCAGATCAACAACGCGTACAATACACTCCGAAAACTGGCGAACATGCCTCTGCCTATGAAGGAGGCATATGACATGTATCGACTGCTCAAGGCACTGGATGTGCCTTATCAGTTTGAGATCGAAAAGGAAAGGGAACTGTTCAACCAGTGTGGTGGTGTGGCCGATGAGAACGGCAACGTGCGGTTCCCCGATCGGGCGAGCGAACAGAAATTTCGCATGGGGCTGCAGGAACTTGGCGAAATGGATCCGAAAGTCGAATTCACCCCGGTTGCGCTCTCTCTGGATAAGCTCTCCGAGCAGGAGATGACGCCTATTGAGATAGCCAGTCTGGATGGGTTTGTGCGCTTTGAGTAGGAGGCAGCATGGCATTTTACGGCAAGGCGTTTGAGTACGATGGCGTGTCGTGCGAAGAGTTCGGCTTGATGATGTATTCCTTCAGCGGAGGTGGCGAAACGCAGGAATTCGCGAGCACGGTAACGATCCAGGAGGACATGGTTCCGTCACGCGAGAAGCCTCTGTTTTACGGAGTGACGTATGAACAGAAGCAGGAAATCGTGATCGAGTTCGGCGTGAGTCAGGCTCGACTGGACAGGCATCAGCCGCTCGACCGGGAAGAGATGAGCCTGATCGCCTCCTGGCTGACGGGGCACGGCGATTACAAGTGGTTGATGATCGATCAGGACGACATGCAGGCGGTGCGTTACCGCTGTATTGTGACATCCCTCACGCCCGTAGAGGACGGAGAAGAGTGCTGGGGAATGCAGGCGGTCTTTACCTGCGACGGCCCATACGGGTATCGTGTTCCGCAGACATATTCTTTCCGCCTGAACGGCATGAAGAATATCAGCTTCCTGAATGAGGGAAGTCACAACGGGTATTATTACCCGAAGATCGTTTGGGAGATAGAAAGAGCTGGCAGCCTGGTAATTTCCAATTCTTCGGACGCTGGGCGAACGTTCTCTCTGACGGATATCCCGCAGGAAGCAAAGAAGATTATGATTGACTGCGATCATCAGGTGATAACCTGTGAAGGTGACCTGAATCTGTATCCCAAGTGCAACTATAAATTCCTGCGATTGAAGCGGGGCTACAATATGCTGGTTGTCACCGGAACCGGTCTGTTGAAGTTGATTTGTGAGTTTCCGGTGAATATTGGAGGTTAATGATGCCGAATTGCGGAGCGTGTGACATGATACGCCTGCCGGATATCTTGATGTGCGGCGGGGATGCAACCCCTTGGAAGGTTCGGCTTGTGACGGCCAGCGGGTCTCCGGTATCCAGCATAGATGTAAGCGGAGCATCGGCAGAACTTGCAATTTCCAGATATGGACTTGTCAGTGGGTTGGGTGGCGACGCCGTACTGCCTGAGCCCGACGTGACGGCGGACGGGAGCGTAGAAGCAGACGAGAGTGGAAATATCTATGTTCTCTTTGCGCTGGATCCGGGAGATACAGAGGAGCTGAGAGGCAAGTATCTCTACCAGATCACCATAGATCTGGGCGACGGGCCGCGCGTCTGTCAGGGCGTATTGACAATCAGACCGAACATCAACAGATAGCATGGAGATCGATTTCGTCTATCTGGACAATATTCAAATTGAAATGGGAATCTCGGACGGCGACGAGATTCCCTTTCTCTATATGGAATCAATCGACATCCCGATGGTTGAGAAGGAGGGATGACAAATGTTTTACATCGAGGACGACAAAGTCTATTTGACGAAGGGGGACAGCGCGGCGCTCACCATGACAGTGTACTCCGGTAATACGGCGTACACGCTCCAGAGTGGTGACTTGTTAACCATGTCTGTGCGCAAGCAGCCGACCGACCAGTCTCCGTTACTGCTGTCGGTTACTTCGACGAGCGGACGGCTCGTGATTTCTCACGAGGACTCGAAGAGTATTCCTGCCGGCAAGTACTCCGCTGACGTTCAGTTGACGACGAGCGGCGGCGAGCGATACACGATCTGGCCTGAGTTACCCGTCGGTAAACGACACAAGGCGAAGAATTACGGTAACTTCATTATCATGCCGGAGGTGACGACGACATGAGCAATCAGGAAGGTACGATGCGCGGTGTAATGAGCGCAGGTAGTTTGACTGGCTCCCTGAGCGGGAGCGGCTCTATGTCGCTTGGATTGTCCAGCGGCAGTATCATTGTGAACGACTATACGATCACGTTGTCTGAAATCGAAGGCGGGCATCGGCTGACGGTGAAGCGCGGTGGGCAGGAGCAGACGATGGATCTGCTGGACGGCGCGCCGTTTACATATGACCAGTTCACTGAAGAGCAGCTTGCGTCTCTTCAAGGACCGGAAGGCAAGCAGGGTGAACAGGGCGAGACCGGTCCGGCGGCAACGCTGTCTGTCGGTACTGTGACGACAACGGCGCCCGGCACACAGGTAGAGATTACGAACAGTGGGGATGAACACAACGCCGTTTTGAACTTTAAAATGCCTGGCGGTGCGAAGGGCGACACGGGCACGGTGTTCGTTCCCTCTATCAACGAGGCTGGTGTGATTTCCTGGACAAACGAAGGCGGGCTTGAGAACCCAACTCCCGTCAGCGTGAAGGGCGACAAGGGTGAACAAGGTGATGCGTTCACATACTCTGATTTCACTCCGGCGCAACTGGCTGCACTCAAAGGCGAAAAGGGCGATGCGTTCACATACTCTGATTTTACCCCGGAGCAGTTGGCAGCGCTCAAAGGTGAAAAGGGTGAGGATGGATCGAACTTCACGGTCAGTGGGTTGTATGCTTCGCTCGCCGCGTTACGATCCGCTCATCCGACCGGGTCTAAGGGCGACGCCTATGCGGTGGGCACAGCGGATGACAACACGGTTTATCTGTGGTCGGTTGATAAGGCTGCCTGGGAGAATGTTGGCAAGCTTCAGGGGGCGAAAGGTGAGACGGGTACGGTATTCACGCCGCAGATCACCTCTGACGGAGTACTCTCCTGGACAAATAACGGGGATCTTGAGAATCCCGCGAGTGTCAACATCCGTGGTCCGAAAGGCGATGATGGCGCCCCGGGTGCGCAGGGTGACAATGGCGCCCCGGGTGCGGCGGCGACAATCCAGGTCGGCACAGTGACGACCGGAGAAGCAGGTACACAGGCGACTGTGGTAAACACTGGCGACAGCAATGCGGCCATACTGAATTTCACACTGCCGAAAGGCGACAAAGGTGAGAAGGGCGATCAGGGAGAAAAAGGAGAGCAGGGGGACAAGGGGGCGGACGGCTCTCCGGGTGCACAAGGCAACGATGGGGATGACGGCGCGACGTTCATCCCAAGTGTCAGCACGGAGGGGATCCTTTCCTGGACGAACGACAAGGGGCTTGATAATCCCTCTCCCGTAAACATCAAGGGCGTTGATGGCGGCACCGGCCCGGCTGGTGAAGCGGCGACGGTTTCTGTGGGTACGGTGAGCAGCGGGACAACTCCTTCCGTGACAAACACGGGTACAACTACGGCGGCTGTGCTGAACTTCGTACTCCCCAAGGGGGATCCTGGAAGTCCCGGCGCAAAGGGAGAGCCTGGCTCTGACGCGGTGTTCTCTGGAGGCACAACTGACCTGGTGGCTGGAGAGAGTACACTCGCGGCGGGTTCTGTGTACTTCGTCTACGAGTAGGAGGCCTGATATGAGCAAAGCCGGCTACTACGGAGTGAATACGGAATTCCCAATCTACGAGGATCAAACAGTAACGAAGACAAAGAACCTGTCCATTGCGGATCTGGACTCTTTTTTTCTTGTCACGAATGGAACAACCGCCAATACGATGTGGGATGAGTCAGATGCAACAGACGCGACTGGTAAAATCAAGCTTGTGCCTGGCAACATTGGTGTGAACAGTACCACGGCGACTATCACATTGCAGACCGTACGGGCGCTGACCGGAGTTGTGATTTCCGGTGCGTATTACACGGAATCAGGCTATGACAAGATCACCCTCAGCGTGGCGGGCAGCACGGTGCTTAATTCGGTGTCGGGAACATCTGCTCAAGCTAATCGTTGGAGTGGTTCACTTGCGAAGGATGCAAAGATCGTTTTGACCTACACGAAAGACGGTTCCAACCACGCAACGGGAGAAGCAAACACGGTATTTTATATTGCTTGCGACGGGTTTACGACTACAGAAACGACCCCGGTCAAGGTTGGTTCAACTTATCGTGAGGTCGCGCGCAAGATTGAAAATGGGTACTGGGGCGTGACCGAACAGGTCCCTAAGTACGAAATTACGACGACACGGACAGACCTGATGAAGGACAACGCGGACAGTTACCTGACTACCAATATTGGAACGGCTGATCCGTGGCTCGTAACTTCGATGTCAACTGGCCGCCTGGAATATTGCATCAATTCCAGTTCGAGCAACTGGAAAGCAAATACGGAATATGACCTTTTTGTCATGGTTGACAAGGCGCTCAAGGGAGTTAAACTCACGTTGATTGCCCAGTTCACAACCTCAAGCGCGAACAATCTGCTCAGCCTGACCGTTGCGGGGAATACGCTGTATAACAGAAGCGGGACGGATGTGCCGGTTGTGAGTGTAGGTGGGGCGATTTACCAGACCTATTCCATTGGCGATGTGGCAGCGCAGACCAGCATTTATCTAAAGTACAGGACTGCGGCGACGGGCTCTGTCAATGGAAACCCGAACACTGTTTCTTTATCCTTCACCGAAGGCTACGAGGAGACCGTCACGAAGACTTATGTCGGAACGGAAGAAAAGGACGTCGCACATGAGATCGTCAAGGCATACTTCGGTGACGCAAATGGTATTGCCAGGCAGTGGTTCTCAAAGGGCACAAAGGTTACGTATACGGGGACAAGCTCTTTTGAGCCGATCACAGTAGACGGCGTCGCGTACAATCTGTACACTCTGACGAGCAGCGGCACTCTGACAATCAACGGGCCTGTGAACAGTTTCCTTGTGGGCGGCGGTGGTGCGGGAGAAAGCACGCCGAGTCGCACCAGTACATCCTGCCGACCGGGTTTCGGTGGAGGCGGCGGCTGGGTTACGACGCACGCACTCGAAGCCGGAGAATACGCAGTCACGATAGGCACTGGCGGAACAGCAAGCGGCGGCAGCGGTGGAACAACGTCCATCACGGCAGGTGGGGCGAGCGTGGTTTCAGTATATGGAGGGAACAGAAGAAATACTGGGATAGTTGCAATCGGAACCGGTGGATCTGGCGGCGGCGTAAATAACGAATACAATCCTTCATCGAGTAGTTGGTCTTCCAATGGACCTGCGTCCTACTACGGGAATGTATCCACAATCCCATTCGGAATTTCTTCTTTAGATCCATGCAGCGCGGGTGGCATGGCTGGACGTGTGTTCGCGGAACCATGGAGTGGTAGCGGGGGAACGTATTACTATGGGGGAACCGGTGGCTCTAATGGAGCCCAGGGGCAGCGGGGGAGTACTTCTTTCATGGATCCTGCTGAGAAGGGCGGCGGCAATGGAGGTATCCCAGTTGGCGGCAACGGTGGCAACGCTACCTTTTATGGCTCTGGAGGCGGCGGCGCGGCATCGGCCTGGTATACGGATAAAACTACGGCGTATAACCTCGCATTAGAAACCGGAACGGGAGGCTCCGGCTACCAGGGCGTCGTATACTTACTGGCTCCGGCTTAAACACAGAAAACTGAAAGGAGGTGATGCTGTGAGCAGGCATAAGATAGTGGTTGACGCGATCGGACGGGCGCGAGTTTATTATCTGGCAAAAGAAGGCCAGTGGGTTGCGAACAGTTGGGATCCGGTGCTGAGTGTGATCGGAAATAACTGCACCGATACGGTACTTTTTGATGTCCCATCGAAATATGCAGACTGTGCCATGTATGTAAAGATCAGTTCCGGATGCAATGGAAAGTCAAGTGTCAATCGGATCTCACTGGAAAAGACCGATGAGGGATTCGAGTGGGAGATTGTTGAGGGGCAAATTGCATATCCCGGGCCGATCAAACTGCAGGTAGAAGCGAAGCGATTCGACGATGACCTGGGAGATGCGATATGGCAGTCCTCCGTGGTTAGCGCGATGGTTGGCAGTTCGATCGACACGTCGTGCCTCGTAGAAGGGCAGGATCCAAAGTACCTCGAAGAGCTTGATCGCAGGATTGAAAAACAAGCGGATGAAATTCGGAGGCTGTTTGAGCAAATCAAAGAAGTTGCCGGGAAACCGCCGATTGTAGGGGATAATGGAAATTGGTGGATCTACGACGTCTCTTCGCAGCAGTATGTAGATTCCGGGATTGAGCTCCCGAGCCTTGGTAAAATTAGAATAATTGACGGTGGGGCAGCGAGCGGGCTTGAATGAGTCCGCTCTTTGCAAATAAAAAGGAGGAATTGATATGGCCAATGAAACTTTGATGACCCAGATTCAGGTCAGGCGTGACACGACTGCGAACTGGACGGCAAACAAGGACGTTGTGCCCGCTGCGGGCGAACCCTGCTATGACCTGGAACAGGGTACACTCAAGATGGGTGACGGTGTGACGACCTACGAAAATCTGAAGCCGGTTGGCGCGAGCGCGACCCACTATGAGGGCGTGAAGGCTGAAGGCGAAAGCGACACGGATGTGATCACACGTGTGCTGACGGCTGCTGGCGCGACGGCGGAGAAGGACGACATCTTTATCATCAAGACGCTGATTGCTGACGGTAAGTATTCGTACACCTCGTATGTTTACGACGGCGAAAACTGGGCTGCGATGGACGGCAATTACAGCGCGGAGAACGTGTACTTCTCGAACGACCTGACGTATACTGCAGCGATCGGAGTGCTGACTGTGCCGGCGTCCGGCTCTGGCACGATCAATGCGACCGGTAAGAACGTGAAGGATGTGCTTGCCTCGATCCTGGCAAAAGAGAAGAATCCGACCGCGACTCAGCCTGCCGTCACTGCGATTTGTGCGCAGCTCGGCGCGTATGAGGTCGGTACTTCTGTGACACCCAGCTATACGGCGACACTGAGCGCGGGCAGTTATACCTACGGCCCAGCGACTGGTATCACTGCGACCGCCTGGAGCGTGACGGATGGCACAGCTACAAAGACCGAAGCGATCGGGACATTCGATGCGCTGACTGTTGGTGATGCGACCAGCTATACGATCACCGCGACGGCGACTCATGGCGAGGGTGCTGTTCCCGTGACTAACCTGGGCAACGCGTATGCCGAAGGGAAGATCGCGGCTGGCACCAAGAGCAAGACTGCGATCAAGGCCGCGAACCAGGCTGGCGTGACCAAGATTACTGGCTTCCGTAACAGTTTCTACGGTACGCTGGAGGCGAAGGACGGCGAAGTGAATTCCGCCTTAGTGCGCTCTCTGCCGACGAAGAGCGGCAAGGCGATGGCTGCCGGCAATACTTTTAATCTAGCGATTCCGCTGAACGCGATCCGCGTGGTTTTTGCCTACCCTGCAACGCTGCGCGATGTGACTTCCGTGCAGGATGTGAATGGTATGAACGCTGAGGTCAAGAGCGCATTCACGAAGCAGGTCGTTTCTGTGGAGGGTGCGAACGGCTATCAGGCGATTGATTACAAGGTGTACGTCATGGACATGGCCAAGCCCAACGATGCGGCGAACACCTACAAAGTGACGATCTGATGCGGAGGTGACAGAATATGGCAGACTTTGGTAAGCTCAATTTTGCGGTCGCGTTGAATCCGCAGACCGCGTTTCCGCTTGACGCGAGATATTATTTTGCCTCTCTCACGGAGGCGCAGGCTGCTGCCGCAGGTGCGGTGGAAGTCGGCAGTTCGGACGGCACGTATTTCTACGGCGAAAATGTCTGTGTGGTAACCGAGACGCAAGCCAGCCTGTACATCATTCAGCCCGATAAGACACTTAAGGCTGTCGGTTCCGAAGTGCTGGGCGATGATAAGTCGATTGAGATTGTTGATGGCAAGGTGACGCTGAAGGGCTTTGGCTCCGCGACCGCCGGTCAGCAGCCCCGTGTGAACGCCGCTGGTACTGCGATTGAGTGGTACACTCCGGATACCAGTACGGTTTCCGGCCTGTCTGAGACTGTTGCTGGTCACACTCAGGATATTAAGAACCTTCAGGATGGTAAGGCTGATAAGGCGAGCACCCTCGAAGGATATGGCATCACCGATGCGATGACCGAAGAGGAGATCAAGGCTGCGATTCAGGCTGCGATTGCCGCAACCGGTCACGCTTCCTTTAAGAAGGTCGATTCGGTGCCTACGGCTGAAACCGCCGAGGCGAACATGCTCTATCTGGTCATGAACGCCACGACCGGTTACTACGACATCTATGCCAAGGTGGGTGACGAGGTCGTACGTCTGGATGACGTGAGCGTCAATCTGGACGACTATTCTACCACGGAGCAGATGAATGCGGCGATTACCGAAGCAGTGAAGAACAAAGTCGACGCGGTGGAAGGCAAAGGTCTTTCCGCGAACGACTTTACAGACGAGCTGCTCGGCAAACTGAACGCCATCCCTGAAGCGGCCGAAGAGAACTACGTCAAAAGTGTTTCTGACGAACTGACTGTGTCAGCAGATGGCAAACTGAGCGTCGCTGCGATTGCGCAGGACAAGGTGACTGGTCTCCCTGATGCGTTGGCCGGCAAGGTAGACGTGGTGGAAGGCAAGGGACTGTCGACGAACGACTTCACCGACGCGCTCAAGGAGAAGCTTGAAGGCATTGATACTGGCGCGAATGCGAACCTGATCGAAGTTGTCAAGGCGAATGGCGTCGCGCTCAACATCTCCGAGAAGGCGGTGAACATCCCGCTCGCGACAAGTGAAGCCGCTGGTCTGGTGGTTGCTTCCGCTGCGGAGAACAAGATTTCCGTCAGCGCGGAGGATGGTACGATGGAAGTTAACAAACTGAACGTCAACAAGCTTGTTCAGACCGAAGGAGACAGGCTGATTCTGGATGGCGGCAACGCAAGCGTCTGATATAAGAAAAGGAGAGATTGATTATGGCGAATACCACGTTTAATACCCGCATTTCCCTTAAATATGATACCTATGAACAGTGGACTACGAAAGACCCGGTACTGCTCGTAGGTGAGGCGGCAGTTGTTGTCGTCCCCGCGTCGACCGGTGCAGTAGCCAAGGAGCCCGCGATTCTCTTCAAAGTAGGTGATGGCACCTCGAAATTCAGTGCGCTGCCGTTCGTAGCAGGTCTGGCCGCTGACGTTTATGATTGGGCGAAGGCGAAGGATAAGCCGACCTATTCGGCGAGTGAAATCACTGGCCTGTCCGATTATATCTCTGGCGAGATTCAGGACACCGATACCCAGTATAAGTTGGAGGTCGATGCGGAGAACAGCCGCAAGTTCCACCTGTACTCCAAGGCGAAGGGTACGGAGACCTGGTCTCTGGCCAGCACAATCACCATCCCCGACGAAACTGTTCATACGCTGGTTGAAGGCACTGAGAATGGTACGGTAAAATTTGACGGCACCGACGTGAAGGTTCATGGTCTGGGTACTGCTGCCTACAAGGACGAAGGCGCGTTCGACGCGGCGGGCGCCGCGCAGACCGCGCTGGAGGATGCGAAGACCTATGCGGATGGCAAGGATACGGCTATCGCCGAGGCGAAGAAGGCTGGTACGGACGCGCAGGCCGATGTGGATGCGCTGGAGACTCTGGTTGGCACGCTGCCTGACACCGCAACCGCTGAGACCGTCGTGGGCTATGTGGACGAGAAGATTGCAGCGATCCCTGCGCAGACCGACTACACCGTGACTGTCACTCCGAGCACTCCCGATGGCGTTGCCAAGCGTTATACGATCGCTCAGGCTGCGACCAACCTGTCTGTGGACATCGACATCCCCAAGGACATGGTGGTGAAGTCCGGTACGGTTGAAACCAAAACTGAGACTGGCGCATGGGGTGCTGCGGGCACTTACCTGCATCTGGTGCTTGCAAACGCCGCTGAGGATAGCATCTACATCAACGTTGGCAGCCTGATCGAGTACGTGACAGGTGGCGCTGCGGCGGACGGCGTGATTACTACCTCTGTGACGATCAACGAGGCGGGCGGACATGTGCTGACCGCCACGATTGGCGACGGCACCATCGCGCTGGCTAAGCTGGACGCCGATGTGCAGACTGCGATCGGCAAGGCGCATGAGCATGCGAACAAGGCTGAACTGGACAAGATTGAAACCGGCGACAAGGCCAAGTGGGACGGCGCCGCGGACAAGGCGCATGAGCATGAGAACAAGACCGTACTGGATGGCATCACCTCGGACAAGGTGACTGCTTGGGATGGTGCGGCGACTGACCGCCATACTCATGATAACAAGACCGTGCTGGACGGCATTACTGCTGAAACGGTTGCGGACTGGGATAGTAAGGCGGCGGGTGATCACACCCATGACATTACCGAGCTCCAGCAGGCGAGCGGCTATATCGTACTGAACTGTGGCTCTGCGACCACCAATATTTAACAACGGCTATGACTATATAGTAATCCGAACCCCGCTGTGCGATGTGCATGGCGGGGTTTCGTATGAAGGAGATAAGACTCAACTTAGGGGTGATTTTCTATGGCGGTCATTAAAATGAACAACGGCAGTGGAGGCTGGGCTCAACTGGCGTGCGAAGAACTGCCTATCGTGAGATTGACTACTGGCACTGTGCTACGCAATATTGCTTCTGGTGCTTATCTTTGCGGCGGCGATTATCTACCTTATGATGGAGCGACCGCTATTTCTATCCCAGAAGATACCATCGTGAATGTATATAAAGAAAGCACGAAGTCGGCTGCTCAATGGTTCCAGCCGCAGAGCAATACCGTGCGTTGGATTGAGTTCAGCGACAGTAAAGTGATTGACGACCGTACAAGTGTGCTTGGAGTTTATGAGGCGGCGGTCGCGGGCGGTTATACGGGTACTAAAGAAGCATTCTATGAGGATTTGGCTGCAATTCAGGGCTTAGCCGCAGAGTTGGAGGCTATATGAGTATTAAGACAGAAATCGCACGGATTAAAAAGAACATCAGTGATGCTCTCGCGGCGATTGCTTTGAGAAATGTAGAAGTACCCACTAACAGCACCTCAAACGATTTGGCTACGCTCATTCGCCAGATACCTGTCCCCGCTGAGGGCGACGATAACTATAAACAGCTTGTAGAGGGAACAGCCGCTCATCCAGTTTTCCCGCAGAACCTAACCAAGATTGGTGCTTTTTTGTTTTACAACTATCCTGCGGCTCTCGCATTGACAGAGCTACCAGAAACAGTTACCGAGGTGGGTGCAGCTTCCTTTATGTTATGCTCTCATCTGGCTCTTACACATTTGCCCGCAGGACTTATTTCAGTAGGCTCTAATGCGTTTTATGGATGCTCAAATATCACAATTAGTGAGTTACCAAGCGGTCTAACTGTAATACCTTCAGGAGCGTTCTGGGGATGTGCAAAAATGACATTTACTGAAATCCCGGGAGGCATTAAGACTATTGCTAATTCTGCTTTTGCTTATTGTAGCGAACTTACCTCAATTACCTTTAAAGGCACACCCACATCTATTGGTGCGAGTGCGTTTGAGCATTGCGACAAGCTCACTACTATCAATGTACCGTGGGCTGAAGGTACGGTGGCTAACGCTCCGTGGGGAGCAACGAATGCGACCATTAACTACTACGGAGTGAAGTGAAATGAAGAAGATTAAATTATATCGCGTGGGGAATACCGTTTCTCCAATTAAGCCAAACGAAGCTTATGAAACGTTATGGCGGCTTGTGGCTGATGAGGGGAGAGCACTTTATGACGGCGAAAATACTGTACCTGCGATTGATACGGAAGCTCCTGATAAGTGGAATGAAGTGGCGATAGATGAAGCTACGAAAGCGATAGACGAGGCGTTAAAAATCTTAAAATAGCGGCCTGAAAGGGATGGCCGCAATAAAAGCTTTTGAAAGGGAGGAAAGCTTATGCCAGATAATATTAAGAAGATAAACAGTCGCATACAAATGAAAAACGCGACTGCGGTTGACTGGAAGAAAGCGGTTAATTTTAGTCCGCTAAAAGGCGAAATGATTATTTATAGCGGTGACCCACCTCGCCTTAAAGTGGGCGACGGTACGACGAATGTTAATGACCTGCCTTTCACCAGTGCCGCGATTTATGTAGGTGACACCGCTCCAACTGGCAATTATGACCTGTGGATTGACACCTCAATGGACACGGGTGATGATACCGTCCAAGTGGTAATTTTCACACAGGAAGAGAAGAGTAAACTGGCGGGCATTGAAGCGGGTGCGAATAAGTATGTGCTGCCGACTGCGGGCGCAGAACTGGGTGGTGTGAAGACCACTTCTACCGTCAGCGATGCGACGGGACTGACGGCGACGCCTATCATTGACGGTGTGCCGTATTATAAGGAGGCCACGCCGAACTGGAATGAGAATGACAGTACAAGTAAGAATTACATCGACAACCGTCCGGGTGCGTTCACGAAGACTGAAACCATTACACTAACGGCGACAGCGGAAGCACGCAATGAGGGAGACACAACCACGACTTCTCTTGAGTTCGCGTTTCCTGACAACCGCATGGACTTAATTCCGGGTGAAACATATCAGGTTGTGTGGGATGGGCAGACGTATAACTGGGAAGCGAAGATTATTTATGTGGATTTACAAGACCATATTCTCACTTATTCAAATCATGGCCGTTACACAATGCCTTATTACATTATGTGTGGGTACGATATTGTTGGTGAATTCGAGACAGGTGCTAAGAAGGCACAACGTCAAGATAGTGGTTCAGACAGCGATGACGAATTACCTATCACGATAATGTCAACGAGTGGCGGTGTCGTAGGTACGGAGTACTATTTAGGCAGACTTATGTTGAGTTCTAACACCAGCCTCACTGTAGGCGCCTCTTACTCAATCACCATCACTGGCAAGTTTGATTATAAGCTGTATTCGATGACGCGAGAAGGGGAAAACGTCAATAGTGTATGGGCTACTGGTATCTTTGATAACGCGGCTTTGTACATGGCGAATGTGTATACTAACGCGGAACTCGCTAACTATACCCCCTCTTGGGACAACCTGACGGATAGGCCGGGTGCGTATTTTGATGACACTCAAGCTACGACGGCTGATTTGACATTTAGTTTCAAGGGGAGTACATCTGCCAATGAATCCGCATACGTGAGTTATTATTGGGATAATGGTTCCTCAGTTGCGCCTCAATCAGTACAAGAAACTCCAGCCCCTCTTTTGAGAAAAATTGTTGCAGGGCAGTCTTATACCGTAGTGTGGAGTGGCACGACTTATTCCAATGTAGTAGCGCGAGATTATTATGGCACAATGCTATTAGGCGGGGGATATTATGATAATGCAGATGGACTGGATTTTTCTTCCTTCCCCTTTTTGCTTGAAATTAACGGAGTAAACAACGAGATAGCAGTCGTAACCCCCTCTTCAACTGAAGCTCGCATAATCACTTGTTCTATACATGGATATAATCCTGTAGAGATACCTGGCTATTTTTTGGATTTAACTGCTATTGGGCGCGAGTTCGTTTATAATAACTCAGGGGAGGCAAACAATCTTACATTGCAAGGGAGTACCATTATTTACACGGACAAGTACGATAGCTTGCAATTTAAAAGCAGTATATCAAAACCAGATGATAATAATATAAGTTCTTCATACGTAGTAGGCGCTCTCTCATTCAATGGCTGCAATGGAGGTACTGGCACCTACGCGGACGAAGGTAATGGTTTTCATTTACTTTCAGCCTGTTTTGAGAAAGATACAGAGAATAATAGCTGGGTTAGAGCGGGCGATATAACATTTGGCCTAACCTTTAAATCTGAAAACCCCGCAGATAGTTTATATCTTCTATACCGCGATAAAAACAATATACAGTTCAACTATTCCGTTCTTACCTCCGCCTCTATAATCCCCATCACTTCTGGCGGCACGGGTGCTACAACGGCTGCTGGTGCTCTCACTTCTTTGGGCGCCTTCCCAATTTCAGGTGGCACGCTAACTGGCGCAGCTATGGCGGGCGCGGATGCACAAAAAACGCTTTCTACTTCTCAACTTCGTAATATCACTATCAGCACAACCGACCTTGTAGAAGGCGAAAGCACGCTGGCCGAAGGCGAGATTTATTTGGTATACGATGGGGGTGAGGCTTAATGTCTCAAGCTCTATCTAATCTGGCGATTGGGAGTAAGGTAAAGTTTGGCAGCTATTCTGTTAATGGTGAAACCGCACAGCCTATTGTTTGGACGATTGTGGCGAAGAATCATACGGGGTATCCAGATAATAGTGTGACCTTGCATACAAGCAATATCATCGACCTTCGGTGTTTCGACGCTAAAGAACCGAACAATAGCAATAGTAGTCGTGTGGCGTATGGCAATAACTACTATTCTGTATCTAACATCGACCAATGGCTTAATAAGGATGCGGATGGCGGCTCGTGGTATGTGGCGGCGCATGGTGCGGACAGTGCCCCGGACACCGCCGCGAATACTCGCGTAGGCACGCAATATGCGGCGAGGCCGGGTTTCTTAAACGCTTTTACCACGAATGAGAAAAACGCAATTCTTTCAACCACCATCCGCGTAGTTAAGCCGACTGCTGATGGCGGGTCATACGAAGATATTGTGCGGAAGGTGTTTCTCCCCTCTATTACAGAGATGGGATTGGGAAATGAAAATGACATAGCAGAAGGCACTGCGTGGGGGTATTACACTACTGCGACGGCTCGTGCGGCTTACGCTACGACCCAATGTTATAGCAATACGCAGTCTTCTTCGAAGGCATCTTCACAGACAACAAACTGGCAATGGTGGCTGCGAACGTCTTATGCTACTCAAACTCATTATGCGAGGCTGATTATGTCCTCTGGCGGCACTTCATCTGGCTATGCTTATAGTGGTCAGTATGGTATCCGTCCTGCATTAAACCTATCCAACACGCTTAACGTCAGCGATAGTGCGGATAGCGATGGATGCTATACGTTTGAGTGGAGTGGTTCTAGTGGAGGAGGAACGAGTGGTGGCTCATCCTCAGTGTGGGTCGGTGGTACGGAGACGTATACAGAGAATGAGACGAGAAGTGTGGAAGTGTCGCTGGACAATTTTTCTTCGGTTGATTATATAGATGAAATGTGCTATTATGAGAATGACAATAACAATAGTAATAGTACCGTCCGTATAAATACTGTTGGAAGTACTGTCTGGGGAAATAAATATATATATTCTATAAAATTAGATGGAATAATATTTACCACCCTTACCGCTTCATCAACCGCATCCAATACGATTACTTTTAATAAAGATTTTGCTAATGTAAAATGTAAATTGACTTGGATGCAAGCGTTAGGTGAAGGGGTAACAGATCACATTAAAATAACTCTTAATGATACGGTTGTTTGTGAAAAAACTGGGACAGATGATATTGATGCTAACTATGTATGTGACGTAGGAAATGTAAAAGCAAATGATATGTTGACTTATACGATTGTTTCGCGTAGCGGTTCTTTGCCTTCTGGCCAAGTTGTAATTAGCTCAGGCTATGAATGTCATCTTTCCTCCGACCCCATTACCATCACCGAAACCGTCCCCGTCCAGAAAACTCGCGGCGTGAACAAACCCGTTTCATCTATCTATGCAGGTGTCACCGCGACCGTCCCTGTCTATACTGAAACCACTACAACTGAAGACATCGCACTCTCGTTAGCCACGTTCACCGATTTCTTCTCCGGAGACAACACTGGCACAACCGGCACAAATGCGACTGGCTTAAAATGGGCCGCACAATCTGGCGGTGGCTTGAAACTCACATTCGGCAATTACGGCATCAACAGCTCTACTTCGATGACAACCTTCACGGCGCAACGCGATCTGACAAACGTGGCGATTAGTAGTCTGTACTACACAGAAAGCAATTGGGACAAAATCACTCTTATCGTTGCGGGTACGACTGTACTTGACGCAGTTAGTGGTACAAGCTCTACGCTGACGCAAAGATGGAACGGTTCCTTGGCTAAGGGGCAGACCATTGTGCTGAAGTATGTAAAGGACAGTTCGAACCATGCGACAAACGAGAGTTCCACTTATTTCAAACTCACTTGCGACCCATATCAAAAGACAACCACTAATAAGGTTCAAACGGGAACAGAAACGAAGCTCGTAGATAAGAAAATTGTCAAGGGATATGTTGGCGGGCCGGATGGAAAGGCGAGGCTGTTCTTTGGAGAGAATAAACCATTTAGCTATACTGGTGAGTATACAGAGCAGGATTATACTGATAGTAGCGGTGTAGCTCATAAGATTTATACGCTGACTACAAGCGGAGAATTAAAGCTTACTAAAGAAGCTGGATATTGGATGTGCGGAGGGGGTGCGTCTGGTGAAAATTCGTGGTATACCAACTCTGCTGGCTATGGAACAGGCCGTGGTGGATGTGGTGGACATGTCGCAAGCGAAACTATAGAACCAGGAACACGGACAATTACTATCGGGGCGGGTGGGGCAATACCTGAAATAATCGGTACGCATCAACCAAATACATATAGTGCTGGTGGCAAGACGAAGATAGTAAAGGGTACAACGACCCAAACCGCGAACGGAGGAACGCTCGAATCTGGTGGGTCTGGTGGCGGGTATGCTTGGTCGTCTAGTGCCGAAAGTAAGTATGTGAAGATCAACGGCGGCGTTGGCGATGGTGTATCGACATACCCGTTTGGCATGACTAATCTTTTCGCGCATGGTGCTGGAGGCGGAAGCGGCTCAATAATCGGGTGGACCAGGCTAGGGATGTGTGACGGCGGCACGAATGGTGGAAATGGCAGTAAAAGTAGTAGTAGTACTCAGGCAAGCGGCGGCGAAAAAGGTGGTGGAGCAGGAGGCGTATATATGAGCAGTGTTGGTGCTTCATCAAACGGGATGAGTGCTACGTTTTTTGGCTCGGCTGGTGGTGGTGCTTCCGTGAGCACATCAACGTCTTGGCGTAATCAGTTCGGCTCTGGCGGCGCGGGCTATCAAGGCGTCGTATATATCGCTATCCCACCCATCACGACAACTTAAAAGGAGGTAAAAGGATTATATGATCGGAGCAGTTGTAAAGGACAATATTGTCCAGAATCTCATCGTCATCCGCGAAGCACAAATCCCAGAAATGGAAAAGGCTCTCGGGTGTGAAATTGTAAACGGTAAATACTACGGTCTTCAGGCAGGTGACCTACGCACGGCTAACGGCTGGACGCGTAATGCGGGCGGCGAGCAGATGATTTTGCAGCCTGTCGCGCAAGAAGACTATAACACATATTCTATTCAAACGCGTCAAATCATTGCTCTTGAAGAGGCTCAGCCCGCAATTGCGGCTGAAGGCACGCAAGCGGCACTGAATATTCTAACTGGCATCGACACGCAGGAGGTGGTTGAAGATGACAAACGAACAGAGACAGAGACTGCTTAAAATCAGGGCGATTCTGGATGGTATGATCGACGAGTTCGGCATGACTGACGAAGCGACGTTCAACGCGAAGGCCGTAAAGGTTAACGCTGTCGCGGAAGCAATTCGCTATTGGAAAGAGGATGCGGACTATCTGCGTGGCGCGCTGGTTGTTGACCCGGTGGACAACGTGCCGTATTGGGCGATGCACGACAACGGCCCGACCAGTGGCCAGGTACATAAGCCGAGCGAGTCACCCACGATCTGGGCGCACTGTCACGGCACGTCTCCCGAGACGGCGCGCCCGTTTGTTTCGGAAGGCTACAACCCGTATATGACTGGGCATTACAGTACGGAAAACGGCGGGATATTCGAGTGTCTCCAGGACAACGTAGTTCATGCGCCGAGCGTGCTGCCCAACGCCTGGAAGAAACACGAAGAAGGAGGGGAGAGCGGCGGTTCGACTGAAACGGGCGGCTCGGAGGAAAATCCGGGTACGGACGAGATTCCTGAGTGGGTGCAGCCGGACGGCAGTAACCCCTTCGCCAAGGGCGCTGTTGTAAAACGCAACGGCAAGATCTGGGAGTCGACGGTTGATAATAACGTGTGGGAACCTGGCGTTTACGGCTGGATCGAGAAGGAGGCGTAAACATGGGAAAGATTGCGGACGTCAGTAAGTATCAGGGCGACATCGATTGGGAGAAAGCGCGAAAGGAACTGGACTTCGTGATCTTCCGCGCGAGCTGCGGGCTTGGGGAGGACGGTAGGTATGTTGAAAACACTTCCAAATGCGAAATCCCCTACGGTGCGTATCATTATGTGATTGCAGGCACTGCGACCCGTGCGCGTGAAGAGGCGCGCTTTTTTATTGCGGAAACCAGGAAAGCAAAGAGACGCCCCAACTTCTATATTGCAGATATCGAACACGAAAACCAGACGGAGACCACAACTGAGCCGGTGTGCGTTGCCTTCCTCAACGAACTGCGCAAATTGGGCTGCAAGAAGGTCGGACTGTACATCAATCGCAAGTACAAGTACGCAGGCAAAGCGATTGAGATGTGCGACATCATGTGGATTCCTCACTGGGGCGCCAACAATGGCGAGGTTCCCGGAGACGAAAGTAAGCCGCCGTATCCGCACGACCTGTGGCAGTATACCAGTCGCGGCCGCGTAGATGGCATTGACGGGAACGTGGATCTCAGTCAGTTGACTGGGACCAAACCGCTTGAGTATTTTACGGAGGAATGTGGCGAACTCAAACTGGGCGACCGTGTGCTGAAGACTGGTGATGAGGGTAGTGACGTGAAGGAGCTTCAGGAAAAGCTCGTCGAACTGGGATTTAAGCTGCCCAAGTATGGCGCAGATGCGGAGTTTGGCGGCGAGACGGAGAAAGCGCTCAAGGCATGGCAGAAGCGGTCTGGTCTGGAAGAGAGCGGCGAATTCAGCGAAGCAGACTACAGGGTACTTTGCGGGTCTGAAGAAAAGCCGGAGAAGGGCGGTCTGTTCCAGGCGATTATCGAACTGCTTCTCACTCTGGCCAGGTTTATCCAGAATGCACTGCGGAAAGACCGGTGAACGAAAAAAAGATGACAGAGGAGGAGTTGATCATGGAGAACGAACTGCACGAGGTCATGCTGGAGAAGCAGGCGAGGATGGAGGAACAGATCAAAGGAATCTATAAACGGCTGGATGAGCAGAAGGAACTGACCGAGAGCGTCCACAAACTGGCGATTACTTTGGAGCGACTTACGTCTGCGCAGAAGTCAACTGAAGAGAAAGTAGATGATCTGGCGGACGATGTGGAAGAGATCCGCAACCGTCCCGGCAAACGATGGGAAGGCGCGATAACAGTTGTGATAACCGCGCTCATTACGGCGGCGGTGACGTTTGCGTTGTCCAGACTGGGTCTGAAGTAAGGAGGCACTATGGTTTACGATGCGTCAAATCTGAAGACGATCGTAGCCGGGCAGCAGGGTGAGCACCTGATGAACATCATAATGATCGACGTCAGGTGCTTTACCGATCGTTGGCCGGATGCGGAAGTCGTACTTCTTTTGAAACGGCATAACGATGAGACACCTTATCTGGCGAATACACAGGTTCAGGACGGGATTCTTATCTGGCCTGTGACGGCGACCGATACGCACGACGCGGGCAATGGCAAGATGGAGATCCGTGCGCTCGTGGATGGCAAGGTGGCCAAGTCCGTTGTAGCGAACTTTCATGTCAACGAGAGCATTACGCCGCCCACAGAGGAAGCGCCGGCCGGCGCGGACTGGGTGAAGCGCGTACTGGAAGAGCTGGAGGCGAGTAAGGCTGAAGCGCTCATCGTGAAGTCTTCTACCGAAGGCAGCTCGAAGAGGTTCAGGATCACGGTGGATGACGACGGGGTTCTTTCTACGATTGAGGTGACCGAGTGATGGCGCAGCAGGTCAGGAAAACAGGCAAGAAAAAGCGCAAGACGGAGTTTTCGAAGAAGCTGGTTGTCTGGGCATTGGCAATGACGACACTGTGCGTGCTCCTGAGCTATGTACTCTCGCTTTTCGATCACGATGGGTGTCAGGATGTGACGGTGGCGGTGGTGACGACATGCGTTGCCATCGCCGTGGGCTACGAGGCGAAGAGCTTCGGAGAGAAGAACAGCCGGAACAAGTACGGGATCGACGAGGACGGGAATAAGATTGAGTGCGGGAAGGCGGATGAAGAGGCATTAGGCTGAACACAATTCATTAAATTTGTTTGACACACAGGAGTTTTCAATAGAATGTCGAAGGTAAACAATAGTGTATGCGAGAGGTAAGGAGGCGATAGTATGTATCAGCTTGCTCACATCGCAAATACCATCCTTTACAGAGCAAAGGGCGAAGATATGCCCATATCCCCGATGAAACTGCAAAAACTGATTTACTTCCTATACGGCGAATTTCTCTACCGCGAAGGGAAAGCACTTTTTGCGGAGCGTTTTGAGGTATGGAAGTACGGCCCGGTTCTCGATGACGTCTATCAGGCGTTTAAACAATTTGGCGCAGGTCGAATTAAGAAGTATATGCCTGACGCCAATGGTCTTTATCAGGTTGTAGACCTGGACAGCGATCGCCGGTTCAGGGCGTGCTTCGATAAGGTATGGGACAGTTACAGCGACCAAAGCGGAATCGAACTTTCCAAGTTGACTCATCAGAAACGGAGCGCATGGTATATTGCCGCAAGCAAACGAAGAACTTTCTTGAATGACGAAGACATATTTGCTGAAATGAGGCATAGAAATGACCGACAGACAAGAGAAGACTCTCCCTGTTGATGTTGAATCTCCGGAAACGGAAGAGGAAGTCCCCTTTGAGGGTGGTCGGAAAGTATCATCCGATTACGGCAAGAAGACAAGGGAAATCGGGGAGAAGGACAATCGTGCATTCTGGCTGACATGTGCATGCATCGCGATATTGGCAGCGATTAGCGGCGTAGATGCGCTCATGGAACGAGATATTATGGAGGATTCTCAGACGGTCAAGAGCCTCTTTGAAATCGTCAAGTATGTGATTACCACGTCGCTCGGATTCTTTTTCGCTACGACAGTGGCGAAGAAGGAATGAGTCCAAGCAGGGAGGTAAAAAAATAAGGGCACATCTGTAAATCAGATGTGCCCTTACTCATTTGCCCGTTCCAGGCGTTCGTTTGCCATATCGAAGCCCTTTCTTAAATGGTGTAGTAGTGGTGTAGTAGGAGACGAGGTGTGCGAGAAGAATGCCTGAATTATCGGCATTTTTCTTGCTTATTGGAGCAGAGTAGCGTATAAAAAACAATTATACCTCTAGACTTCACTGTTGTCAACACGACCCTTTATAAGCCTACGAATCTATCATTATGTGTCAACTTTGTGAATGACAAATTGTGACGGGTGTACATAGGCCTTCCATAACACTACATATCCGAAAATGCTAGTGGTGTAGTATCTGGTGTAGTGGTTGGTGTACTTCCGGTGATCCTCAGCATTTGCTCAGCAACGTTTTCATAATCCACATGTGCATAAATGTCTAGCGTTACGGAGACCTTTGAGTGCCCCATGATATATTGGAGGCTCTTGGCGTTCATCCCCGCGTTTACCATATTTGTGCAAAACGTGTGACGTAGCACGTGCGGCGTGACACACGGGAAGGATTCTCCGGGATGGGCTGCCAGATATTTCCTCATTATTTGGTGCATTACATGTTGCACGCGTGTTGCAACTTTAGGCGTCCCATTTGAAGTGACTAGGAGGAATCCGCTGCGTCCGTCAACGATCGGTTCGATTTTAGGCCTGCTTCTCGCCATAATATTTCGCAAACTCTGAGCAACCTGATCGGACATCGGGATAAAACGATAACCACTTTTTGACTTTGGCCTTGCCGCGCGATATACGCCGTTAGTTTCCCGAATAATCTGGTGCTCGACGCATATCCTGCGATTTTGAAAATCCAGGTCGTCTTTAGTAAGCCCGCAGAATTCGCTAACTCGCAAGCCTGTCCCAAGCAATACGATGAACTCGTCGTAATACTTGCTGTAGATCTTATCGTTTAGAACGAAGTCCAACCATGCTTTTTGCTGTGCAGGAGTAAGTGAAACTCTTGCTTTAGCGTCGTGTTCAATTACCTCGCTCAGTTTGAAGTCAAACGGGTTTTTTCGGATCGCGTCTTCACTGCAAGCCATGTTCAGGGCGGGATTCACAATGGAACGGATGGTTTGTATGGTTCCATAGGACTTGCCTTGCTCATGAATCTCAATGACCCACGCTTTCATATCAGATGCTCTGATTTCACGAATGCGGTGTTGACAGAAATCCTCATTCTTTATAAAATTCAACAAGCTTTTGTATTCCGAGCGGGTATGAAAACGCAGGTTCTGTTTGAGGCTCAGGTACCGTTCCACTAACTGGGCGAGGGTGATTTCTCCCGCGGCATAGTCGATGTGATCGTCAAGATCTCGCTGAATCGCCTTCTCTTTTTCTCTCAACTCCTTCAGGTCGGAGGAATACACCGTCTGGCGCTTTCCTCGGGTATCGGTGTAACGGTACTGGTAAATACCGTCTTTTCTCTGGTTCTCTCCAGTCCGTAAAATGCGTCCTTTGCTGTCCTTGCGTTTCTCGGACATAGTCGATCCTCCTTTCAAGGATGAAAAGAGCCTCGATATGGCAAGTCCATTATACCACATCGCGGCTGGTTTTGCATTAGATTTCCGAACATTAAACAGAATAACTTTGCTCGATAAACTGGTCGAAGAGGCGACGCTTGATAAGGCGCTTGTTCCCGACCCAGAGCACGAATTTACAGTCTTCGTCATTCGTGAGTTCTCTCAATTTATTGATGCCGATACCCGAATAGGCAGCGGCTTCTTCTAAGGTAAGGTTCGTTTTCTCCCAAATAGGCACTTCTTTCATAAGCAATTACCTCGCAGTATAAAGATAGCGCGCACAGCTTTCATGCTGTGCGCGCTTGTTTTCTCGCGTCACCTGACAACGCTCTGGCGAATAATCCGATTGAGCGAATCCCGAATCAGATCGTCCATGTTCTGATTCAGCTTTGCGTCAATGCGCGACGAGACATCCTCATCCAGACTTTCCATTTTCTGCTCGATAGCGTGGAAGAGTTGGTCGCACCGTTCATCGAACGCTTCCTTCAAAGCGGCGGTAGAGAATTCAGGATCGCGAACCAGCTCCTTCATGGTCTTGGCCGCCGCCTCCTGAACCTGCGACGGGAAACCATAATGCCCGTGGCACATGTCGTCCAGTTTAACGTCGATCAGGCGTTGGATTTCGGCGCGAAGGTGCTTGTCAAATTCCTCTCGGGCAACCTGACGGGCGTAGTCGCGTACCGTCTGTAAGGCACTCTTTTCGAAAAGCTCATTGTCTTCGAGGTCGATGGATAGATTGATACGCTTCATAAATCCTCCTTGCCGTGGTCAGATAGTGAGAACGGAAGAGTCGATATTTCCAGTTGTTCGCAGAGAGGTTGTAGCGACTGTCATGCAGTTATAGGCGGACTTCAGCCCGTCAGCGGTCGCGGCATACTGGACAGTCATGTTCCTGTCTATGCCTAGAGAGGTACCGGTTTCCTCCGCGTCGATATTTGCGCCGAGGAACAGAAACTCCCAGGAGTATTTCTCGCGCTGATGCCTGATCTTCTGGCGAACGCTTTCCAAAGTGTATTCCTTACTGGCGTTCTCGCATCCGTCCGTGATGATACAGAACAGAACCTTGCCGGGGCGTTCCTCCTCAGGGGTATGAGCGAGCCTTGCGCCAACGCTGTCAATCGCTGCGCCCACTGTATCCATCAGGGCGGTCATACCTGTCGGGACATACTGTCGATCGGTAAGTGGTTCTACAGACTGAATGGGTATATGATCGCAGAGATACGAATAGCTGCTGTCGAACAGGATAGTGGTCAGGTAACATTCGCCGGGAACTGTCTTCTGTTCGGCGATAAACGAATTGTAGTTGTTGATCGTGCTTCGACGAAGAGGGTCCATGGAGCCGGATTCGTCGATAATGCAGACGAGTTCGGTGAGATTGTTATTCATTTCTACCTCCATCGGAATTTATATATTGCATAATTGAAACGGGTGTGATATAATCAGCATAAGCGTGGAAATCGCCGTCAAGTTAAGGACTTCTTTCCCTTTCTTCCTGCTTAACGGATACGGTAAAAAAGGCGGTTGCCTCCCAATCTCTTACAGAGTGAACGGAGGTGAAACACCAACGCTCCTCGTAAGAGCAATCCTATGAGGAGGTGGTTGAATGGAATTATTTTCTGTGTTAGCGAGTATTTGTGCGATCATAGATTACGCTGTTAAAGCGTTCAGGTTCGTCAAATCAAAGATAAGCAGAAAGTAAGCCGCCTCTAGCCCAGGCGGCTTACTCGGGTTTGAGGCTAACGGCCTCAATGCTTATGTAATTGTCCCTGTGGCAACCGCTTCGGTTTCCACGTGTTTATTATACTACATCGTGTGCGGCGAGTCAATAAAATCTTACGCATTTGGAATAAAATTTGATTCATTTGGATCAAAAATTTACGCCATTCCTGTGCTGCCGAAGCCGCCCCGGTCGGGCGCGTCCAGCTGATCCACCTCGACAAACTCCACCGGCTCCATGACCTTCTGAATACGGAACTGGCAGATGCGGTCACCCTTTCGAATGACTGTGTCGCGCATGGCCAGCGCGGGGAAGCCCCACACGTCGTTGTCGCCGCAGTAGCTGTTGTCGATTACGCCCATCGAGTTGACCTGCAGGATGCCCCACTTTTTGAAGGTGGAGCTGCGCGGCACAATATTCGCCTCGTACCCCTCGGGCAGTTTCATGCTCACGCCCAGTGAGATGATCCGGAACTCACCCGCCTTCATTTCCGCGTCCTCGGCGGCACGAAGGTCGATCCAGTCGCCCTGGTTGATCTTCTCGATTCTGGTCATTTCAGTATTGTGGTACTTGATCTTGATTTCCATTGGCTGCCTCCTTAGATGATTTCAGAGAGTTTCTCGATGATCGTGTCGCACACGTTATGTTTAGACCCAAAGCTAAACTGCCTGCTTCGTCGCGCCCTCGTTCGCCCTCTGGCTACTTGAGTTTGTATAGCGCTCCACAGGATCCAAGGGCGTAACGACGCCCCTCGGCTGAGATCCGTGTTCGTGAACCTCATACCGC